CTGCCCGAGAGCCAGTACGGCGTGCGGGCTCGCCTCGTGATCACGGCGCAGAACGACCAAGGCACCGCCACGTCGAGCACGTTCACAGTGTTCGACGCCGACTGCGTCTACCTCGGTGCCGAGGTCCGTGGCGAGCTCAACGGCGTCTGGCAATTTGACCACCGGTTCAAAGTCATGGATACGGTCGGCGTGACCGCTACGTATCCATCGTGAGGTGAGTGACACATGGCGACACTGACGGCAGAACAGATTCTCGCGAGCAACGACGCCGGGCTCATGGGACCGATCACCGTGCCCGAGTGGGGCGGTGACGTGTTCATTCGCGTGATGAGCGTCGGAGAGCGTGACTCCTATGAGCGGCTGTGGATTGGCAAGAAAGAGACGGGCATCGAGAACTTCCGCTCAGAGTACCTCGCCCGCTGCCTTTGCAACGAGAAGGGCGAGCTGCTCTTCACCCGCGCCCAGGTCGTCGCGCTCGCGAGCCGTAGCGGTGCGGTCGTCGGTCGGCTGTTCGACTCGGCCCTCAAGCACAACAACATGACGGAGGCCGATGTCGAGCAGTTGGCAAAAAACTAAACGCCTCGCCATCGCGTCGGTTCCTCTTCGCGCTGGCGGGGCATCTGCGAATGACCGTTCGCGAGTTGTGCGAGCGGATGGATTCGCGGGAGTTGTCGGAGTGGATGGCTTACACGAGGTATTTCGTTCCGCTATCCGACCCGTGGCTCCAGACCGGACTGCTCGCCTCGATCGCTATGGCACCGTACACCGACCCGAAGAAGGGCCGACCGCCGACCGCAGAGGATTTCATTCCGAAGGCACGGCCACCGCAGCACGAGTCGCAGGACCGCGAAGCGATCATTCAGCTACGGCGTGAGATGGGGATCATCGACTGATGGCAAACATCCTCGGACTCGCGCTGAAGATCAGTGCGGACTCGACGCAGTTGAAGCTCGATCCGGTCGAGCGTGCGCTGCAAACTCTCGGCAAGGAAGCCGACAAGGTCACGAAGATTTTCGACGAGTTTGCCTCCACTAGCGAGGCCGCCGCTCGTGCTCAAGACTCTACGGCGAAGGCACTGCAAGACCTCACGGCCGCGAGGCGAGCCGGAACGATTTCGGCCGAGCAATTCGCCAAGTCGTTCGAGGACGTTCGCAACGCCGCAACCGAGGAGGCGACGGCGCTGCGTCGCGCTGCTCAGATAACTGAGCAGAACATCACGCCACTCCAAAGGTACGAGCGTGCGGTCGCTGAACTGCGGGAGCAGGTGGCTGCGGGAAGGATATCGCAGGACACGTTCAACCGCGCGATGCAGGTCGCCAGAACAGACCTCGACCGCACGTCGCAGTCAGCCAAAGGCACAAGCACGCAACTCGAAGGCATCTCGCGTCAACTCACGGTCATCTCCCGGCTACAGATCGGCCGTGCCATCGTCGATGGGTTTCAGGTGCTGTCCGGCGCTGTGCGTAGTGCGACCAGCCAGATCAGCGGCATCGTGTCCAGCGTCTCCACGTCGCTCGATTCGCTCACCGACCTGAGTAACCGGATCGACGTGCCGGTTGAAAAACTCCAAGGGCTCGGACTCGCCGCGAAACTGTCGGGCATCGACACGGAGCAGTTCGCTACGGCGGTTACTCGACTCGGAGTGTCGATCGGTAAGGCTGACCCAGGCGGTGCGTTTGACAAGACGCTCCGCTCGGTGGGCGTCTCGCTCGCCGAGATTCGCGGGCTGCGGCCCGAGCAGCAGTTTGAGGCGATCTCGGCGGCGATCGGTGCGTTGCCGACATCAGCCGACCGTGCCGCTGCCGCCGTCGAGATCTTTGGCAAGCAGGGTGCGGCACTCACGCCGCTGTTCAAGGAAGGCGCTGCGAGCGTCGAGGAGCTCACTGCGAGAGCCGAGCGTCTCGGGATCATCGTTGGCGAGGATCAAGTCGCGAACATCGCCGAGTTGAATGACGCGTTCGACCTCGTGCGGGCGACGGTCGAAGGCATCATCGGTCAGGTGACAGGCAATCTCGCGCCGGTGGTCACCGCGTTGGCCGAGGACTTCCTGACATTCGTCGAAGGCTTTGAGAGCACCGAGGCCACAGGCGGCACGGCGCTAGCCGATCGAATCACCGACGCTCTTCTAACTGGAGCGGAGGCGCTCGCTGGAATCTTTGACCGAGTAGTTGCAGAGTTTCAGCAGTTCACCGTGGCGATCGGCGATGTCAGTGATGTTTTCGCCGAAGTAACTAGCGGTCTGCAGGCGGCTTTCGATGTTGGCCGTGCCTTGTTTGAGCTCGGGCAGTCGATTGTTTCTGCGGTCACATTTGGCATCGGCAAGATTCTGGAGCAATTAGGGCGAATCCCTTTCCTTGCTGATCTCGGAGAGACCGGCCGAGCGCTGGCTGACGCTGCCTTCGAGCAGCTAGAGCAGAACGCTGAGCAATTCAAGAACTCTGTCGATTCGGCGATCGTCAACGCAGGTGATGCAATTTTTGGCGAAACCCCCGCCGAGGCTGGCGAGCGTGGTGCTGGTGCAGCCGAGCAGTACATCACGAACTTCCGGTCGCAAATCGAAGAGGCCCGCTCTCCTGAGTTCCGAGTCGAAACAAACATCGAAAGCACCCGAGAGGCATTCGACTCGTTCTTCGGCGGTCTGGTAGACGATTCGAGCCGCGTAACCGGGCTTATGCGGGACTTCGAGGCGGCAGTCGCGGCTGCACAAGCAGACGCCGCACTCACGGCAGATGAGATCGCCCGCATCAACGAGCTACAAGGGGGCGTTAACGCTGCGATTCAGCAGGAACTCGCCCTGCGTACCGAGGCGGTGACGGCGGCTCGCGAGCAGGCTGACGCCGACGCCAAGCGAATCGATTCGCTGCTCAAGACAACCGACGCAACGCAAAAAATCATCGACGACCTGTCTGCCGTGGAGCGCGAGATCGCCCGCGTTCAACAGGAGATCGCCGAGACCGGCACAGGCGACAGCGGTGCCGCACAGGGGCGGCTCGATGAACTGCGGGCGCTGCAGGGGCAACTCGACGAGCAACTGCAAGCCGCCGCCCAAGGGTTCGAGGGCGGCTTCGAGAAGGCGTTCGCCGCCGTGGGTGGCAACTTCAACCGGCTCGCAGAGCAGGCCGCACAGTTCGGCGAGGCTGGCAACGCAGCCGCCGTGCGCCTCCAAGAAGGCATCGCCTCCGCACAGGAGCAGGCCCGCGACGGCATCCTCAACCGAGCAGCGTTTGAGGCCGAGGTCGCCCGCCAGCAGCGGCTCTTCGAGCAGGAGCTCGCGAACGTCAAGGCTGTCGCCGACGAGCGGGCGAAGGTCAACGAGCTCGTCGATCAGCGGTTCCTCCTCGCCCGGTTCGGCGGCGATCAGCAACGCCTCGCGGCGGCGCAGAACCTCGCTCAACTTGAGCGTGAGATCGGTCGCGTCCAGGCTGACGTGCAGGCTGCACGTGCCGCCGGAAACCAGGAGGAGGTCAACGCCGGGATCGCCCGCCTCGGGCAACTTGACCAAGTCGCCGCACAGGAGCGCGACATCGCGAGCGGTCGTCGTCAGTTGGAGCAGCAGCTCGGGCAGCAGAGGGAGCAGTACCTCAAGCAACTGGAGCAGCAACAGCAACAAGCCCAGCAGGCCCAGCAGAAATACCTGGAAGAGCAGGCGAAGGCGGTCGAGGCAGAGAACCAGCGTCAGGTCGCCCGCATCCGCGAGCTCGACACGCTGGGCTCGGGCGTCATCCAGGGCAACGACATCCGCACCGCCGAGGGCGCTGCCTTGTTTCTCAACCTCGCCGCTAACCAGCAAGACCCGGCGCTCATCGAGGCGAGGCTCCAGACGCGGCGGCTGACAGAACTGCGTGACACGCTCGTGGCAATCTCGGCACAGTTCGCCGGGCCCGTCGTCCAGATCGGTGGAGGAGTCGGCTGATGGGCGTCGCACATCATCGCGAGCTACCGCGCTCGAACAAGTTCCGCCTCGGCGAGGCCCGCGACCTCACGCGGCAGTTCGTCGTCACGCACGACGCGTCTGGGCAGGCGACGACGGCGAACGATGTGGCGACTGCACTGTCGCTCGATATCGGCGCCGCTCATCCCGAATACGCCGACGTTCGCTGCGTCGAAATCGAGTACGAAGAGAACTACGAAGGCTCGCAGTACCACTCCCTTCTCACCGCGAAGTACGGCTTCCCAAGCGGCGGGCTCGATCAACTCGCGGCACCGACGAGCCGACCGGCGTTGTGGACGTTCACCACGCAGGGCGCGACGGTGCCTGCGCTCTTCTACTACGATAAATCGGGCAACGCATCCACGAAGCCGCTGACCAACTCGGCCTTCGACTATTTCGAGTCGCTGACCTCGGACGAGGCGCAGTGCAAGGTGGTGATATCTGAGAACCGCGCCACGTTTCCTTCGTCGCTGGCAATCGCGCTAACGAACACGATCAACTCGACGACGTGGATCGGCGGTCCGACGCACTGCTGGAAGTGCCAGGGCATCTCGGGCGAGCTCAAGTTCGAGGAGTACGGCGGTACTCTCCATCGCTTCTGGGCGGTGAAGGTCGAGCTCCTGTTTCGCCAGACGGGGTGGCCGCTGCAACTGCCCGACGTGGGGTTCAATTTTCTCAGCGGCAACGAGAAGCGTCGCGCGATGGTGTTCGACTTCCAGAACGCCGAGTGGGTCGCCTCGCCCGGCCCTGTCGGACTCGACGGCAGCGGCAACCAGACACTCGGCGCTCCCGCGATCTTGACGCGTCGCGTTCACCGCGAGGTGGACTTCAATTCGTACTTCGGCAGCCCGCCAGCGTAGGAGACTTCTCATGCCAGACATAACGTACAACGTGCAGGTGAGCGCCTCGCGTGGCGCTCTCGTCCAGCAGTTCTTCGCCAATGGCATCACGACCGACATGAGCACGACCGGCGTGCTCGCGGCAACGCTCGATCTCACGACGGCGACCAGCCAGTTCGTGACGAGTGCCGCCTCGACGCTCGGGCTCTGCTTCGCCCGCTCGCTCGTGACGAGCACGAACCAGACCGCCACGGTGTCGTTTGGCCGCCTCGACGGCACGACGCTTCACGAGACGGTGCGACTGCGTCCCGGCGATGCCGCACTCTTCCGGCTCGCTCCCGGCAACTACGCCGCGAAGGCAGCGTCCACCGGTCGCCTCATGCTCCAGGTACTGGAGGACTGAGCCGTGGCCGACCCGGTGATCTTCGATCGCTCGTCTGCCGAGCGGATCGCGAGCGCCGTGCGTCGCGTCGAGATCGGTGATCGCTCCGAGAGCCCGCTGCGGTTCGACACGGTGCCGCCGCCCCAGCAGCGCAAGACCTTCCGCATTGCGACGTTCTCGGGTGCGTGGGCGATCAATGCGACGAAGACGGTCACGTTCAAGTACCAGACGACGACGCCGAACACGGCATCGGCGATCAACCTGTTCGCCGCCGTCCCCGCACCATCTGGCTCGGGCGACTGTGCGATCGCCAAGGACGGGACGGCGTGGTTCCTCATCGCGGCGGTGTGCAGTACCGCAACATGATCGACGACCCTCTCTCGCTCATCGTCGCTGGCGTCTGGCTCATGGCAGCCGGAATGTACCCGCTCGGGTTTCTGTTTGGCGCATGTAGTCCGTGCTGCCAAACCGAAGACGACTCGTGCCCGTGGGGGCTTCAGTTGGACCGATGCCTTCGGGTGGCAACGCTCGGCACTTCGCCGCCGGTTGGCGGTGACATTCGCGTGTCGCTGGGCAGCGTCCTTTCGTTGGGCGGCATGGAGGGCAGAGGCGCTGGGTCGTTTCCGACGCACCCTATACAGGTGTATCGCGTTTCCTCTCAG